TTGTGTTTCTTTTAAAACAAAACAATTAATAAGTAGAGTTTACAGGATACTACTAGGTGATGAAGATGTACCTGTTACTAGAAAAAATATTTTTTATAAAAATAAATCATATACTGATAAAGTTTTCAATAAAGCTTTTGATGATATGATAAAAGATAAAGAACGTTAACCCTTAAAATTAAAATTATGCCTTACGGAAAAAAATCAAAATTAGTTAAAAAAATCTCAAAGAAAAAATCAAAGAAAAAATCTAAGAAATAATGCCTGCTAAAAAAGTAAGAAAAACTACTAAAGGTAAAAGTAGAAACTTTCGTACTGTTAAAGAAGGTGCCGGTATGACTAAAGCTGGTGTAAAAAAGTATAGAAAAAATAATCCTGGTAGTAAATTAAAAACCGCTGTAACAGGCAAAGTAAAAAAAGGCAGCAAAGCAGCTAAACGTAGAAAATCTTTTTGTGCTAGATCAAAAGGTTGGACAGGTGAAAGAGGCAAAGCAGCTAGAAGACGTTGGAAATGTTAAAATAATAATTATGGCAAAAAAGAAATCAAAAAAGAATCCATGTTGGAAAGGTTACCAAATGGTAGGTATGAAAAAAAAAGGTGGTAGAAATGTTCCTAATTGTGTTCCTAATAAGAAAAAATAGTGGAAAACTTTGATCCTGAAATATTTGATTTTATAAAAAACTTTAAAAAAAACAAATATATAAATAATAACATAAGTTTTGGGAATAGTTTGATTAAAAATGAAATCAAACAAACACAAGATTTACAATTTTCTAATTCAGGAAGAGGTGGTAATGTTTTAGATGATGATATTGTTTTTCCAGCATTAAAACGAGGTGCTAAAGGAGTTGACAAAGTTAATGATTTTATAATGGATAAAATATCTGATTATACAGATTTTTCTGATATGTCAAAGGAAAACAAAAAATTTATATTTGACAATGTAAGACCTTTGAGTTATCCAAACATTACTACTATGACAACTACAATGGTTAGTTTATTAGGTAAAAAATTAGGAATAAATAATACAACTCCTCCTTCTTTAGATAAAGACGGTGATTACACAATAGGTGATGAAGCTTGGGCCATGTCTTTAGGTTTAAAAACTAAAAATAAATATATTATTAAGCAAAATAAATTTAAACCTACTAAATCAAAAAACCCTAATGCTAAATATTATGCTTTAAGTGATGATGTTATTGATTATGAAAAATTATTAAAAAAAATAGAAAATAAAAAAGTAGGTGACACTGTAAATATAGAAGGACTTACTCCTTATATACGTGAAGGTTTTATGGATTATGATAAATTTGAAGGAATAGATCCACTACAAAATTTTCAAGTTAGTGTTGGATATGATAAAGATAAAAAACAAAAATATATATCTATATATGATAAGTATGATTTCAAAGGACCATTAGAAAGTTTGGTAGATGAGTTTGAAATATATGATAGAAGATATATAAAAGAAGAAAAAGGTAAATACAAATTATCAAAAAAATAAATGGAAGAACTAGATCCTAATATACTTAAATTATTAAAAAAATTTAAAGCTAAACCAAGATTAGAAAGATCTGTTAATTCATTGGTAACTAAAAGAATTAATAAAAACAAACTACCTAAATATGAGGATAAGAGAACATATTTTTCTGATAATATAGATTTTGACAAAGCGCCCACAAAAGAAGAATATGAAAATTATAAAGAATTTTTTGAAAGAAATTCAAAATCAAACGTAAATATAAAAGAATCTAATAGATTAAAATTAGCATTAAGATATAGAGATTTTTTTAATAAAGAAGGTATAGAAAAAAGTGAGAGCATAGAAAGAGATGATCCTAAATACCCCACATTAGATAATAAAAAACTAAACTTTAATTTAGGTGAAATAAAAAACAATGCATTAATTGAAAGATTTTCAGAAGAAAGAAATAAAAAGCTTGTCAAATTAATAAATGAAAATGTAAATTTTGATACATATAGTGTATTATCAAAAGAATCATACAATAATCGTATACTTGATAAAATAGATAATTTCATTAACATTAGAAACAAAATAAAACCTAAAGATTCAGTTTCTAATATTAATCAAAAATATTATTCTTATAAAAGTGAAGAAAATGAAAATACGTACCAAATTCAAAGTAATTCTAGAAAAGGATACTACGCGTATGATAAATATTATGATAAATATTATCCAGAAAATATTTATAGAACCGTTTTAGACACAAAGGATAAAGATTTTATAAAAGTAAATGAATTAGATAAATCTAGAGGAAAATATAATACAGATAAGTATTCATATCATGCTAGAGATTTTAATAGATATAATTTAGAAGAACAATTAAACTTTGGTTTATCAAGACATGTTTTTCATGATGAAAAAGGAAAATTCACAGGCCTTGGCACTATAGGTTCATATGATGTTGGTTCAAAAACAATTCATTTAAGTCATAGAATGGCTGAAAATCGAGGTACGGGTTCAGCATTTTTCCGCCCTTCAGAAAGTATTGACAATGTTGAAGATATATTGTTACATGAAGGTTTACACGCAACAGAGTATCCTGTAGGTAAAGTGCCAACAATAACTCCAGGAACACGTGATTTTGCTTTTAGTCAAGAATCACCTACAAACCCAACTCACCTTTCTGGTTTAGATGCTATTTTAGGTTTATCTTATAAAACCAAATTTTCAACAAGGGGTCCTAATGCTTATCAAAACCAAAATATGGAGTTCGGTGCATGGTTTGAGCAAAATTTGTTAGAATCAAAAAAAGAAGGTAAATTTGGAAGAGGAATGCTTTTTAGCGGAATAGACTTCCAAGAAGAAAATAAAAAAGAAGATCCAGGATTAGCTAAAAGAAATAGAGTTAATTTTTTAAAATATATATTAGATTAAAACATGAAATCAAGAGGATTAGGTGATACAATACATAAAGTAACAAAAGCAACTGGTATTAAAACCATGGTGGATAAAGTTTCTAAAGGTTTGAATATACCGTGTGGTTGTGAAGGCAGAAAAAAACGTTTAAATGAAATGTTTCCATATAAATAAAATAAAATGAGTGATAAAAAAAAGAAATTTGCACAAACTACAGTAGGTAAACTATTATTTGGTGCTGCATCGTTAGTAAACCCTACTTTAGGTAATTTAATTAGTGGAGCTTCAACACCAGCAGAAGCTATAGCAGCAATAGGCAAATCTGATGTAAGTAACGACGATAAAATAAAATTACAACAACTTATATTTGAACAACAAAATAAAGAAATGGAAAGCATTACTTCAAGGTGGCAAGCGGATTCTATGTCAGATTCTTGGCTTTCTAAAAATGTACGTCCTATGATTTTAGTGTGGTGTATTGTTATATTTTCACTAGCTGGAATATTAGATAGTGTAGAATCAATACCGTTTCATATAGGTGAAACATGGAATGATACTTTTGAAAAAGTTATGATGTCAGTTGTATTAGCTTATTTTGGTGGACGTAGCGGAGAAAAAGCAGCTAGTATATTTAAAAAATAAAATATGAATTTAATTAGAAAAATAAGTGTAGGTAGAGACTATAAAGACTCTGCAATGCACTATGCGGTTGGTCAAGAGGTATACGGTGGCCATATTATATGTGATATTGTTGAAAAAGAAGAAAAATTTAGTATATTTATAAAAAAACAAGGTGAAATACTACCTTGGAAAGATTTTAATAAAAATATGGCTGTAAGCGTAGAATACAATTTACAATATTAATGCAAAGTTTATATGCTTTTATTGTTGAACCTATTAAATCAAGATATAATAATACAAAAAAAATAGGTGAAAATAATTTAATATTAAATACCGAGATACAAGATCATAGATATGTGAATAGAAATGCTGTTGTAATATCTATACCTAAAAATGTAAAAACAAATATAAAAATAGGAGATGAAATAATAGTTCATCACAATATTTTTAGAAGATACAGTAATATAAGAGGTGAAGAAGTAGATAGCTCATCTTATTTTAAAGAAAACAAATATTTTATTTATTTAGATCAAATTTTTATGTATAAACAAAAAAACAAATGGAAATCAATTGATGATTTTTGTTTTGTTAAACCTATTGAAAATGATAACATTTTTTCTACAGAAAAAGAAATGGAATTAATAGGTGTTGTAAAATACGTAGAAAATAATAAATTAATTAAAAAAAATACTCTAGTTGGTTTTACTCCAAATAGTGAATATGAATTTATTATAGATAACGAAAGACTATATAGAGTTCCAATTAAATCAATTTGTATAAAATATGAACGTCAAGGACACGAAAAAGAATATAATCCAAGCTGGACATAAAGCGGTAGATGAATTAATAAAAGTTGCTAAAGAACCTATTGTTGATTCTGATGATGACATATCTGCTGATAGATTAAAAAATGCCGCAGCTACAAAAAAGCTAGCTATATTTGATGCTTTTGAAATTTTAAATAGAATACAAGAAGAAGAAAGTTTATTAGAAAACAAACCTATAGATAAAAAGGAACAAAGTTTTAAAGGTTTTGCTGAAAGAAGATCTAAGTAATGTACGAACAAAGTTTATATAAAATAATAGAACCTATTAAAAAAACTACTATTAATAGATTAAACAAATCTAAAAAATGGAAGTATGGTTATAACAAAGAATATGACATTGTTGTTGTAAGTAAAACAGGGCAAATTGGGGATGTGTATAGCATACAAAATTTAAAAATAGCTTTACCGAAAACAGAAAAGGTTTCTAATGAAAATAAAAAATGGAAACAACACGAATATCCTAAAGAGCTTAAAAGAATAAAAAGCATATTTGATTGGAAAGAATTACCAGATGAATTTAAGCAAAAATGGCATACATATATTGATAGAGAATTTACAAGAAGAGATGAAGGTTATTGGTTTAATAACAAAGGGATTTCTACTTATATTACTGGCACTCACTACATGTACTTGCAGTGGACCAAGATTGATGTTGGGAAACCAGACTTTAGAGAAGCCAATAGATTATTCTTTATTTATTGGGAAGCATGTAAAGCAGATTCAAGGTGTTATGGAATGTGCTATCTCAAAAACAGACGTTCAGGTTTTTCGTTTATGGCATCCGGAGAGACAGTTAACTTGGCTACCATATCCTCTGATGCACGGTATGGAATATTGTCTAAATCAGGTGCCGATGCAAAGAAAATGTTTACAGATAAAGTGGTACCAATATCGATCAATTATCCATTCTTCTTCAGACCCATACAAGACGGTATGGATCGTCCAAAGACAGAACTTGCATACAGAGTACCCGCTTCTAAATTTACACGTAAAAGACTTGAATCAAAAGATAAACCTCAAGAAATGGAAGGATTGGACACCACTATTGATTGGAAAAATACCGGAGACAATTCCTATGATGGAGAGAAGCTCGCACTTCTCGTCCATGATGAAGCTGGAAAATGGGAGCGTCCGGAAAATATTTTAAATAACTGGCGTGTTACAAAAACTACCCTTAGGCTTGGTTCAAGAATAATAGGTAAATGTATGATGGGGTCAACTAGCAATTCTCTTGACAAAGGTGGTAATAATTTTAAACAATTATATTATGATTCAGATGTCACAAAAAGAAACAAAAATGGACAGACTCGCTCTGGATTATATAGTTTGTTTATACCTATGGAATGGAATTACGAAGGATTCATTGATACTTATGGATTACCTGTATTCGACACACCAAAAGAAGCAGCTATTGGACCTAATGGTGAAGCTATCGACATCGGGGTCATTGAACATTGGGAAAACGAAGCAGATGGTTTAAAAAGTAATCACGATGCTTTAAATGAGTTTTATAGGCAGTTCCCAAGAACAGAAGAGCACGCTTTTAGAGATGAAACAAAAAATAGCATATTCAACTTAGTTAAGTTATATGAGCAAATAGATTACAATGAAGATTTAAAAAGTACTGGTATTGTTACAAGAGGTAATTTTCAGTGGAAAAATGGAATTAAAGATACAGAAGTTAATTTTTATCCTGATATGAAAGGTAGATTTTACATTTCATGGATTCCACAAATGAATTTACAAAACAATGTTGTAATGAAGAATGGTTTTAAAAAACCTGGTAATGAACATATTGGTGCTTTTGGCTGTGACTCTTATGATATATCAGGTACCGTAGATAGAAGAGGATCTAAAGGTTCTTTACATGGTTTAACTAAATTTAGTATGGAAGATGTACCAATAAATACATTTTTTTTAGAATATGTTGCTAGACCACAAACCGCAGAAATATTCTTTGAAGATGTGCTTATGTCTTTAGTTTTTTATGGGATGCCATTATTAGCAGAGAATAATAAACCTCGTTTACTTTATTACTTAAAAAGAAGAGGTTATAGAGGTTATTCTATGAATAGACCTGATAAAATATATAATAGATTATCAACTACTGAAAAAGAAGTTGGTGGTATACCTAATACAGGTGAAGATATTAAACAAGCTCATGCTGCTGCAATAGAAACATATATACAGCAACATGTAGGAATAAAGCCAGATGGTTCTTATGGTTCTATGTATTTTAATAGAACATTAAATGACTGGTCAAAGTTTGATATAAACAATAGAACAAAATTTGATGCTACTATAAGTTCTGGATTAGCTATAATGGCTTGCAATAGACATTTATATACTCCTAGAGAGAATAGAGTGGTCAAAACATTAGATTTTGGATTTAAAAAATACGATAACAGAGGATTTTCTTCAAAAATAATATAATTAATGTCAAAACAAATAACAAAAGGACGATTTCCTAGTCAATCAGCTAGTGACGGTGAAAAATCTTCATCTCCATATGGATTAGAAATTGCAAAAGCTATAGAAGCTGAATGGTTTAAAAGAGATTCAGGATCTGTTAGGTACTATGCTAACAGAGATCAATTTCACAGATTAAGACTTTATGCAAGAGGAGAACAAAGCATACAAAAATATAAAGATGAGTTATCTATAAATGGCGATTTATCTTATTTAAATTTAGACTGGAAGCCAGTACCTATTATTCCAAAATTTGTTGATATTGTGGTCAATGGTATATCAGAAAGAATGTATGATATAAAAGCATATTCTCAAGATCAAGCCTCTATAGATACTAGAACCAGCTATGTTGATTCTATTGTTAGAGATATGAAAAACAAAACATTATTTGATGAGTTAGAAAATTCTTTTTCTATTAACATGTATAATAATGATAAAGAAACTTTACCAGAAACACAAGAGGAATTAGAACTTCATATGCAACTTGATTATAAACAATCAATAGAAATAGCAGAAGAAGAAGCAATAAACAATGTTTTTGATTATAATAAATATGATTTATTAAAAAAGAGATTAGACTATGATTTAGCTGTTATAGGTATTGGAGCTGTAAAAAATAGTTTTAATACATCTGAAGGTATAAAAATAGAATATGTTGATCCAGCGGATTTAGTTTACTCATATACTGAATCACCATATTTTGACGATATATATTACGTAGGTGAAGTTAAAAGAGTTAGTTTAATTGATTTAAAAAAACAATATCCTGAATTAACTAGCGAGGACATCGAAGAAATAGAAGGATCTAGTAATAGCTCTATGTTATATAACAAATCTTATTCTTCGTCTGATTCACCTGATAATAATTACGTTTACATTTTATATTTTGAATATAAAACATTTAATAATCAAGTTTATAAAATTAAAGAAACATCAACTGGTTCTCAAAAATCTATAAAAAAGACTGATCAATTTGATCCACCAAAAAATGCAGAAAACAGGTTTCAAAAAGTAAATAGATCAATAGAGGTTATTTATGAAGGTGCTAAAATAATTGGATCAAATAAACTACTTAAATGGAAGTTAGCAGAAAATATGACAAGACCATATTCTGATATAACAAAAGCACAATTATCTTATAGTATTGTTGCTCCACGTATTTATAAAGGTAAAATAGAATCTTTAGTAAGTAGAATGACAACATTTGCTGATATGGTTCAATTGACTCATTTAAAATTACAACAAGTATTATCAAGAATGGTACCGGATGGTGTTTATTTAGATGCTGATGGTATAGCTGAAATAGATTTAGGTAACGGAACTAATTACAATCCACAAGAAGCATTAAACATGTATTTCCAAACGGGTTCTGTTATAGGTAGATCTATGACTGGTGATGGTGAATATAATCATAGTCGTATGCCAGTTCAAGAATTACAATCATCTTCTGGTGGACAGAAAATAGCTAGTTTAATTCAGTCTTATAATTATTATTTACAAATGATTAGAGATGTGACTGGTTTAAATGAAGCAAGAGATGGTAGTATGCCTGATAAAAATGCTTTAGTAGGCTTACAAAAAATAGCTGCTGCTAATTCAAATGTTGCTACTAGGCATGTTTTACAAGCTGGATTATATTTAACTTTAAAAACAGCAGAAGCAATATCATTAAGAGTTTCTGATGTGTTACAATATGGAAATACAACTCAAGCATTTATAAATGGTGTTGGTAAATTTAATGTAGCTAGTTTAAAAGAAATACAAACGTTACATTTGCATGATTTTGGTATATTTTTAGAATTAGCTCCAGATGAAGAACAAAAACAAATTCTTGAAAATAATATTCAAATGGCATTACAACAAAAGCAAATAGAAATAGAAGATGCTATTGATGCAAGAGAGGTTAAAAATTTAAAACTAGCTAATCAATTACTTAAACTAAGAAGAAAGAAAAAGTTTGAAAAAGATAGACAACTTCAAATGGAAAATATTGAAGCTCAAAGCAGATCAAATGCACAAGCTGCGCAGGCTGCTGCTCAGAGTGAAGCTCAGAAAGAACAGGTGATAATGCAAGGTAAAGCTAAAATGTCAGAAATAGAACATCAATTTGAAATACAAAAGCTTGAAAGAGAAGCTGAAATTAAAAAAGAATTAATGTTTCACGAGTTTCAACTTAACATGCAGCTTAAACAAGCTGAAACACAGGTGATAAATAATAAAGAAGAATACAAAGAAAACAGAAAAGACAAAAGAACAAAAATACAAGCTACACAACAAAGTGAGCTTATAAACCAGCGACAAACTGGAAAACCACCAAAAGATTTTGAATCTGCAGGATTTGATAATTTAGGTGGATTTGGATTAGAACAATTTGATCCAAGATAATTTTTTAAATTTTATAATATTTTATTATGTCAGAAATCAAAATGAAACCAGTTGAAGACAATTTGTCTACAGCTGAAAAAGAACAAGAATTAGTCGATCAAACTAGTGGACAACAAGAAGATGGTGTTTACAAAGTTGATTTAACTAAACAACCAGAAGAAAAAACCGTTGAACAACCTCCTGTTGAAAAAGTAGAAGAAGCTAAAAAACAAGAGGAACCAGTTGAACAGATTAAAGAGGAAGAAAAACAAGTTGAACCTCAAGAACAAGAAGAAGTAATAACATTAATTAAAGAAGAAAAAGATGGCGTACAAGTGCAAGAGCAAGGGCAAGTACAAGAAAAGCAGCCCGAAGAAAGTCAAGTCTTACAAGAAGAAGTAAAACTAGAATACCCTGAAGACGTTAAGAAACTCATGGATTTTATGAGTGAAACTGGCGGAACATTACAGGATTATGTAAAATTAAATGTTGATGTTGAATCACTAGGTGATGATGACCTATTGTTAGAATACTACAAATCAACAAAACCTCATTTAAACAATGATGAAATCAATTTTTTGTTAGAGGATAAATTTTCTTATGATGATGAAATAGACAAGGAAAGAGATATTAGAAGAAAAAAATTAAACTACAAAGAAGAAGTCGCTAGCGCAAAAAAATACTTAGCTAACGCAAAAAGTAAATACTATAATGACATAAAATCTGGTTCTAATTTTTCTCCGGAAATTAAAGAAGCTATAAATTTTTATGATAATTATAAAAAAGAGCAGAACGAATTAACTGCTCAGCAGCAAAAGTCGAATGAACATTTTGTTAATCAAACTAATAATGTTTTCAGTGATAAATTCAAAGGTTTTGAGTTTAAAGTTGGTGAAAACAAGTTTAGATACAACGTAAAAGATGTTCAGACAACTAAACAAGCACAAAGTGACATATTAAGTGCATTTGAGATGTTCTTAGATGACAAAAACATGTTAAAAGATGCTAATGGTTATCATAAAGCACTTTATGCTGCTAGAAACGCTGATTCAATAGCAAATCATTTTTATGAACAAGGAAAGTCAGATGCTATAAAGCAAATGTCTGAAGAAGCTAAAAATATTAATATGGATCCTAGAAGGATTGGTCAAAATATAGATTCTGGAGGAATGAAAGTGAGAGCTATAAGCGGCGATGATAGTTCAAAATTAAGAATTAAAATTAAAAAATAACTTTAAAAAAAACAAATTATGGCAATTACATTAGGGAGCGGAACTACAACTCCAGCTCCAGTTAAACAAACTTTGTCAACAAACTACATTGACTTTACATCAGCTGCAGAAAAAGGATGGGCGCAACAATATCTTCCAGACTTATATGAAGCAGAGATCGAAAAGTTCGGTGATAGATCTGTTGGTGGGTTTTTAAAAATGGTAGGCGCAGAAATGCCTATGAGTTCAGATCAAATCATTTGGTCAGAACAAGGAAGATTACACCTATCTTATTCAGGTGGTACTTGTGCTGCTGACTCAGGTGGTGCAAACGTTATTTCAGGACTTACTGGTCATGCTATTAGAGTGGGACAAACAGTGGTGGCAAGTAACGGAACAAATGTTGTTAAAGCTTATGTATCAGCAGTTGGTTCTGCACAAATAACAGTTAAATGTTACACAAGCTCTACTGGTTGTGTTGATGCTGGTCTTACAACAGCAAGTGGTGTTATAAAGCTTTTCGTATACGGTTCTGAATTCAAAAAAGCTGACACTGGTATGAACGAAGCGGTTAAGCCAAGTTTCCAGTCTTACACTAACAACCCAATTATCTTAAAAGATAAATATGAGATCTCTGGATCTGATGCTTCTCAAATTGGATGGGTTGAAGTTACAGGTGAAGCTGGTCAGTCAGGTTATTTATGGTATATCAAAGCTGAAGGTGATACTAAAAAGAGATTTGAAGATTACTTAGAAATGGCGATGATTGAATCAGAAAAAAATGTTAACACAAATTTATCAGACATCTCAGGAACTGAAGGTTTATTTGCTGCGGTAAAAGATAGAGGTCACATCCATGAAGATGGTATTGATGGAAACACTGCTGCTGATGATTTAGCTGATTTTGATAACATGCTTAAGAAATTAGATAAGCAAGGAGCTATTGAGGAAAATGTATTATTTTTAAATAGAGATTTATCTTTAAATATTGATGATATGTTAGCTGCTCAAAATTCTTATGGTTCTGGTGGTACTTCTTGGGGATTATTTAATAATTCTGAAGATATGGCACTTAACTTAGGTTTTTCTGGTTTTAGAAGAGGTTCTTATGACTTCTACAAAACTGACTGGAAATACTTAAACGATGCATCTACTAGAGGAGAAATTGCTTCTGATGTTACAGGTATATTAGTACCAGCAGGTACTTCATCTGTTTATGACCAAATTCTTGGTAAAAACATCAAAAGACCTTTCTTACACGTAAGATACAGAGCTTCACAAGCTGATGATAGAAAATTAAAATCTTGGATCACAGGATCTGTTGGTGGAGCATCTACTAGCGATCTTGATGCGATGGAGGTACATTACCTATCAGAAAGATGTTTAGTTGTACAAGCTGCGAATAACTTCGTACTGTTTGGTAACTTTGCATAATACTTAACGTAATTTTTACCCTCGTTTTATCAACGGGGGTAATTATTACTTTTATTAATTTTTATTATATTATATCATGACAAAAACAAAAAATAAATGGTCTATCAAGGATAGAACATACATACTTAAAAATGAACTTTCTCCACTAACCTTTACAATGAAAAGTAAAAATATATATTGGTTTGATGAAGAACAAGGTTTTGAAAGAGAATTAAAATATACTGTTAACCAAAAAACTCCATTTGTAGATAATTTCAAAGGTGATGCTAGATTAGGTCACATTATATTTGAAGATGGTATGTTAATAGTACCAAAACAAAAACAAACACTACAAAAATTATTATCTTTATATCACCCTGGATTAAATAAATTATACTTTGAGTATGATCCACAGGA